TCCTCTGGCGTCTGCCAGAAGATGGAATAGAACCAGTCGTGTTCGATGCTAATTTGTTTGTTGGCTATGCGAAACCAGGAACCTGGCTGACGCTTCAGTTTGGAAACGGCGTAAAAGCCCCCGTTCGTATTCTCCCGCACGTTCCGCGCGTGTGAAAACGTTGTCTGCCTAACTTGCGTCACGCCTTCGGGTGTGGCGCTTTTTTTAGCTCTTGACGCGCCTTAGAAAAAAACTTGAAACTTTTTTCTTGACAGAACGTTCATGAAGGTGTAAGGTTGAATCAATCAATGGCCGGCGGGCCTAAAACGCAGGAGACAAGCAATGAAGGTACGGGCTTATGTTCCAGTCCGGGAGTACACGCGGTATCTTCCTGAGTACGTTCAGTTTTACGCCACCCAGGAGCGTGCCCTACGCGCCGGAGAAATTCTGTGGCGTCGTGGAGCGCGCTACCTAGTAGTGGTTGAGGCAAACTTGGAGCATCCATTCAACCAGCGCCACTTCGAGAAATACGGGTGGGAGTTCCTCAGCCGGGACAACCTCCGGGTTGTCAAGGTACGAGCAGCCCGTCCGTAGCCCCTGTCAAGGGGAAAGTTCCGAAAAAAAAAAATCGGAACTTTCCCCTTGACAAAGCGTATAGAGAAGTGTAGAAACAAAACAAACAACGGCCGGCGGGCCTAAAACGCAGGAGACAGTGCAATGAGAAACAATATCCCGATGGCGACCGAGAAGCAGGTTTCTTATGCCCTCGCCTTGATGCGCCGGGCTGGGTTTCGTACAGACTGGATGTCGTCCGAACATAAGGCGCTCGGCGCCAAGATGCGCGAGCGGTCAGGGCGGGTCGTGGACTGGCTATCCGGGATGGATCGCCAACGTATCTCGGAACTCATAGACGACCTGAAATCTCGCACTGAATAACCTGTCACGGCGCGTCCGGTATGTTCCGCCGGACGCGCCTTAGAAAAAAAAAGAAAAAAACCGGAACTTTTCCCTTGACAAAACGTTCATGAAGGTGTAAGTTCAAATCAACTCAATGGCCGGCGGGCCTAAAACGCAGGAGCAATGCAATGACGACGATGACGACAACGCTGAAAACGATTGAAATTCCGGCCTCTGAAGTTCCTGCCCGGTTTGGTAGCTATCAGCTTCACGTTCTGTGCCGTGGGCACGTTCCTGGCGTTCTGTCCGGCGCGGAGTTGCAGGGACGCGCCCGTGAATACGGCGACCGCTACGCAGCGTCACGTAACGCAGTCCGCCGGTTCGTCGCCCAATACGGCGTGACAGACGCAATTGTGAAGGCAATCCCCGGTTGCCCGCGGGTGTGGGTAACCGAAGACGGCCAGCCGGTAAGAATCAAGCTGGTCTAGACCTCCAACCCGGCGCGTCAGGCACTCGTCTGGCGCGCCTTACCAAAAAAGAAAGGAGAGAAAAATGGAACTCGTCAATCTTACCCCACACCCCATCACCATTCAGCCGTCCGGCGCGCAGCCGATCACCATCCCGGTGTCCGGGCGCATCGCCCGGCTGGATTCAGCCCAAGAGATTGACACCGGCTTTGCCGGCGTTCCTGTCGTCACTACCCGGTTCGGACAGGTGATTGGCCTGCCTGACCCGGAAGAAGGCAAGGTCTATATCGTGTCGTCTCTGGTCGCCCAGCACGTCCGCCGCCCGGACGTTGTTGCCCCGGATACGGGGCCAACGGCCATTCGCCAAGACGGCCAAATCGTTGCAGTTACGCGACTGCAACGATTCGTCTGATAACACCGGCGCTACGTCTCCGGGCGTGGCGCCTTACCCAGAAAGGAGAAAAGAAAATGGCTGAACTCATTGATTTCATCGTTTGGACTTCGAGCAACTCGCCCTACGCGCCGATTACGCGCGTACGGGCGCCGGAAGACACTATCTTCCCGGCGTTGGGGGTCTGGCGGCAAGTGAAAGCCGCCGGCGAGACAATCCTTACCTTTGACCCCTCCCAGTCAGCCGACGGCTGGCTGGCGTGGGCAATCAAAGGCTGCCTGCGCCGCGTCAACCCGCAGGACGGCGTGAAAGCCGTCTACGAAATGGCCGGCAATCACTACGACATCTGGGTTGGTTACGTCCGCCCAGGAGCGGCGGCTTCATTTGGCGTCGGCTATAAGCGGCGCCAACGCTTCAACGTCAAGTTCATTGCCCCCGGCGAGGCACGCGATGCCCACGCCGATGACTTCGCGGCGGCAGAGCTACTGCTGCCGTAGTCACAACAACCCCGCGCCATACTTTCGAGTATGGCGCTTTTTTTGTCGAAAGGAGAAGAAAAAATGGAAATATCGCATCAAGAGTTTATCGCCAAGTGGCAACAGCACTTCGGGCTCCCTATTCATCCGCTTGCCGAAGCCCTGCTTGCGGCAAGCAAGCGAGACGTTTGCCTGAAAAACTATGACAGCGAAGAAGTTGCGTGGCGGTACGACGGGAACGTCTCGTTTACGATTGCGTTCTTCTTACCCTGCGGTGCGGACGAGTGGCAGATACAGCTACCGTCCGACTTTTTCGTATGGGCGACCGACTTTCCTAAGTCACAGCCGTGGATTTATGACGCTAAGCCCCCCGGCACGAATTTTGCGTCTGAGTACGCCAAGTGGACACGGCATCCGCGCTCCGACCTGTTCTGTGTGCTGGATGTGACTTTTTGCCCCGACGGCATTCAACTGGATGTATTCTTCGGAGGTGAGCCATGCAAATAACTGTCAAAGCAGATATTTTTCACCGTGCGCTGAAATCCACCGCATTTGCCGCGTCACGGGACTTCGACCCGCGTCGCCCGGCGTTTTCTGGCGTCCTTTTGGACGCTTCCCCAACAAAGTTTCGCGTCGTTGCCACAGACGGCTATCGCCTGGCTTTGTTCGAGACAGACGACGGGTACGATTGCCGGGAGCCGATGACTGCCATCCTAAGCGCTAGAGAGCTTTCCGAACTGAAACTCCCCCGTGCTTTAGGCACCGTCATCAAGATTGCCGCCAACGATACCGAGGCGGTCATCCAGCACGAAAAGGCAGGTTTCTCTGTGCCTGTGATTCAGGCACGCTATCCAAACTATTTTGCTGTTTTTCCGCCGATAGAGGGTTCGATCACTCTGCACTGCGAGAGAAAACAGTTCATTGAGGCGCTGCAGAGCGCCAAAAAACAAACCACGCGCAAAAACCGGAGTGTTTTCTTTTGGGTTCGCCCCGGCTTTATAGCCGTGGCAGCCGAAAATGCAAATACCATTTCGCCGGTCAGAATCGAAGCGCGTTCTGACTACTCAATGGACGGCATCGCTGACTGCAATTATTTGCTTGATGCCGCCCAAGCACTTCCGACGGGGGATGTGCAAATTCGGATTGTTCCTCCTTATGAAAGGCGTCTCATTTCCAACGCCATAGAATTGTCCCCGGTTGTACAATCACCCTTTACCATCCGCCAGCTAGTAATGCCTTGCTGGCGTTCCTCTATTCCACCTCTGCCGAGGGTTGACTCCTAACCGTTCTCTAACTTATTCGCACGTTGCCCAGCCTGGCTTCCACCGGGCTGGGCTTTTTCACTGTCTGGCGTCAGGTACAACTTCGCTTCCGCCGCGCGCCGACGCACCAGCCCCGGCAAAACCTTGCCGCCTGCCTTACGCCAGTTGGCGAAAGCACGGGCGGCTTCCGCTGTCTTGCCCGCTTTGTGAAAAGCCAAGACTTTTGACCGACGAAACGCACCGAGACCGATATTGAACGCTAGACTAACCATTGCACTGAATTGGTTTTCGGTCGTCGGCGCGTTACCAAGCGCTTCCAACACGCCTTTTTCAAAAATACGCAGGTCTTCACGTAATAATCGGTCAGCTTCGGCTTCGGTAATAACCTGTCCCCGTTTCGCCGTCTTGGTGTGGCCATAGCCGATTGTCCAGACGCCAGCCGAGCAACGGTAGGCGCGTAAGCGCAAGCCCTCGAATTTTTTGATTAGCTTCAGCCCGGCTTCGTTTATCTGCACGACACGCCCCTCGAAAAAGTTGACCCAGCAGTAGTTAGCAATCCCTTCTAGGTCTAGGCAGTTAATCTCTTGCTACTGCCGAGTCTGTCAATATCCTAGCACGGCGCGTAAAGCCTCTTCTACGCTTCTCACTACGTAAACAGCGCCGGACTCTACAAGCGCCGATTGTTTTGCCGTAAGCTTCCCATCCGGCGATTTCACTTCCAGCGCTGTCCACCTTCCCTCGTGCCACACAAACAGGTCAGGCGTCCCCGGCGTGTTCGCCGTATGCCGCCGATTACTGGTGACGCACACCAAGCAACCAGCCTTGCGCAATGCGTCAACGATTCGACGTTGTGTTTCTCGTTCGGTCATATCTAAATCGGCGGATCATCTGGTGGGTCTTCTGGCGGTGGCGGGTCTTCTGGCGGTGGCGGCGGCAACGGTGGCGCGCCAATCGTTGTCGAGGCAATTGAAAACTTATCCTCAACCGCCTCGACAATTACCACGCCATCAACCGGCGAACCAAGCCGAATTGACGTGACGCGAAAAATTGCGTCCACGTCGTACCTAGCCCAAACGAATCGAAACACGCTACCCGGACGTAAATTAGCTGCCTTCCGTGTTGCCGTCACTCGTAGACGACGCAACGGATACGAGTATCCTAACGCTTCACGCTCGGCAATGCGTTGCGCAACGCCGGGATCACGCACCATCGGAAAGTCCAACTCGACAGCCGAAGAGTACCCCTGAATTGCACGTACTGCAGGATTACGGAAAGTCGCTACAGACTCTTTGTATTGCTTGGTGCGGTCGGCAAATTTGATGCGCACCACGTCGCGCAAAACACCGCTTATGTCTGTGCCAAATTCCTGGACTTCAATGATGTTTGTTTCGTTCAGAATTGGCAGGTTTGCTGGATCGTAGTCGTTCCTAATCAGCTTTATTGTCCACCTGCCATTCGTTGGCTCGCGATACAACACCGCGTCAACGTGGCGCAAGATCATATCGGCAAAACGCGGGAACTGCATGGATTCCTGTAGAATATATGACGCGCCCAATCCTTCGTTTGCCACTTGAGCAGCGGCCGCCTGAAAAGAATCCTCATCAATTCCCTCAAAGGCGTCTGCTGGGTCAACGCCGCACCCCCATACGTTATTTGTCAATGCCTCGTAGAGCATCCAGATAGGATTAGCGTCACCGCCGATTGCGCCCCCTGACGGCACGTCTGGAAAACGCTCTAATTCGAATTCTACCTTCGGCAAGTTCGGTGAATTGCCGATAAACCCCTTCCAGTTGCTTCCTGCTGACCACGTTGCTGGGCCACGTGATACCAAATAAGCAACGCGCCGATGATCGGGGTAACCTGATACTCGTGACGCTAGATAAGGGTCTGCCCCAACCGTCCCGTTGCCTTGATAGTACTTCAAATCCCAGATAATACCTCCGCCAGCTTGACCAAACAGATTCGGCAGGTTAAGAAAAAGTTCCTGCCCGTGCGTTAGAGCGCCCGTCCAGATAACCTTTTCGTTGACAATGATGGATTTCAACGTCGGCGCGCCGTGCGTCAGCGCCCACGCGATTCCGGTGAAGTAACGCCAGATGTTATTTCGTTGCACTTCGCGCTGATCGCCCCACCAGATAATGTTTGGCGCGCGCTGAAGGTCTGTGCCCCACACAATCGGGATGGAGCGCCCTTCTGTTGCTGTTGGAATATCCCAGTCTTTCTCCGGGCGGTCGCTTGTTTTGGGCCGCAGTAGCGCCGAAACAACGTTTAAAGCAAGCGATGCGATTGCGATAATGACGGCGATCAACGGAAACGGCATCAGATTATTCCTCCCCGTTGAGGATCGCGCGACGGAATACGAAAACCGCCCCACGCCAGCCCGTTGTTCGTTTCGCTGCCGAACCGCCCCTGACAGGTTGCAAGCGCGCCATCACACCCAGCGACAGCCGTCACGGTATCACCTACGGCGATGCCTAAATCGGAGCGAGTACGAACTGTTCCCGAACTCGGCAAATATTCGTCAATCGTATCGCTACGCCCATCGGCGGTTATCAAGTGTCCGTTGACAAAATAGTCTGCTGGCCCCCCTGCCCATATTGGCGCCGTCACTTGACGCCCAGACACTGCTGTCACTATGCCCGTAAAAGTGTGGTTTGCGAGATTGACCGGACACCATGGGTGTCCCAGCGTCCACTGGCACGAGCCGCCAAACTGCTGTGGTGCAAGCAGCCCGTCAACGCGATTTATCCCCGCGTCACACAACAGACGCGCCTCAACGCCCTGAAAGGATACGCCTATCACTGAGCCGACCCAAAAAGTCTGGATGGCACTCCAATCGCTCATGTGAAACTGGCGAATTCTAACTCGCAGCCGTGGTCTGGCTTGACGCGCGATTGTCACTACCGGCAAGTCTTGGCGGCACAGAATCGTCAGCCGCTGGTCTGTCTGGTTGGGCTTGAGTTCCAACGGCTCGACCGAGATCACCTCTGGCGAGTATTCCTGACCGTCAACAAACACCGTCGCCCAAGTGGACGTGTAACGGTAATAGGTCGTGTGCGCGAGAAACTCAAACGCCAGCGCCGGACGCCCAGTAGCTTGCCCAGTGTCGAGATTATCCCAGCTCATTAAGACCCCACAGGTGGATCGTCACCACCGCCACCGTCAGTGTCGTCTACAATACAATTGTCAGCACGTGACGCAGCCGTGCCGCAACCTGCACCAGCGTAGTCGTTTCCCAGCGAAAGCGGAAGGTGTCAGTATCAAACCGCACCGGAAGCAGCCACGTAATCCGGTCTATCTCTCCGATTGCCACTGCCACCCCAAGTGGCGAGTCAAGCGTCACGCTGATAGCCGTTTGTGCGATGACGTTGCGTCGGAAAAGTGTACCGTCTTTTAGCCGGATTGTCAGAGCGGAACGACACGGCGGCACAGCACCGGTAGCTGCGTTATCAACAAAAATCACCGTGTCCCACGGGCTGATTGGCGCGGTCAAACGCAGGTCACGCGCCCAAGTGTCCCACCAGAACCAACCCCACCGCCCGCGTTGCAGGTGCAGGAAATCGAGAAACTTGCCGAAGGATTCGCGCGTAGAAAAAATCCACTGGAAATCGTACGCCACGACGGATTGCAGCCACGCCGGGTAAGCTGCGGTCAATCCCGTCTCGTAGGACAGCGTTTCGACCCGGCGAGACCATTCCAAACTCCGGTCTTTTTCGTCACTCTTGTGCTCCAGCACAATGCGGCTGGAGTACGTCGGGTAGTCGTGGTCAACCAACCGCCCAAGCAGGACGCTTGAATCCAAGAAAGCGTTGACGCGCAGCTCTTCCAAGTCAACCGTGTAAACCCGCCCGTCAACGTCAGGCAGCAGCCGCGCCGGAACGAGAGGCGCAACGCGCCCCTGTAAGGCGCTTGGCGTCGGAGTTGTCCAGCTTATTGAAGTCGGCGACTCCACGAGATTATCGCAAACGTGCCACGTCTGCTCGTTCTGCCACAGGATAGCCTCACCGCCGTCGTAGTACTGGCGTCCTGGTGTATTAACTGGGCAACTTGTAGCCCCAGCGCTGACCGATACCGGACTAGCGTCCTGCCAAACCGGAATGCGCACCTGCTTGCCTAGCAGGTCAAGTAGCCGTCGGTGAATGCGGTTCCGACGTTCCGGCGTGCGCGTCAAAAGTGGGTACTGTATTTGACGCTGTGGCGCGTCACGGATGCAACGCCGGATTTCACGCCCGTCCCAAGCAGCCTGGACTTCCGTGCGGTAACTCCAGATTTCGTCAATCCCGTTCGCCCAATTCGGCTCGAATGGGAAAACCGGCGCGCTCATACTGTCCTCAGCATCTGCGCAATCCGCCCACGATTGGCGCGGATATGGTTGATCACAATCCTCTCGCCAGCCGCGCCCATCAGGTGTTCATCAAAGCTGCCAGTGTCCACGCGGTTCACGATGGTTATAGGCTGCGTTGCCGCCATCGCTGGCATTGCCGCCAGCGCGTCATTCGGAATAATCGTGCCAGAGACTTTTGGCACAAACAATTCCGGCCCTTTTTCGCCGACGATATACGGCGCGTTTGCCGCAACCGGCCCGCCCGCCGCCTTGCCAGACACTCCGGGCAACGCCCCGCCAAGCCCGATTTTGCCGAAAATCCCGCCCAAAGCACCTTGCAGCAGCTTTAGGACAAGCATCTGCGCGATAATCCGCGCGATTGACTGCACGACCGAAAGTGCGAACTGCTTGAACGCTTCTTTGGCGTTACGCGCGTTCGTAATCAGCCTGGCAAACAGGTTTTCCAGCGCTCCGGCAAGGTCAGACCGGATTTGCGCGCCGGCGTCACGCGAAACCACCTTGACTGATTCCACGGCGTCAATCGCGTCGCGCACGGCGTCAACGTTTTCTTGGGTAGGCAGCGCCTGTGCAGCTTCGCGTGCCTTCTGCGCCAGCGCGTCAAGCGTGGCTTTCCGCCGTTCGTACACCGCGTTGACGGCTTTTTGTATTTCGGCTTCCGTGTAGCCCGCCAGCCGCATCTGTTCCGCCAGTTGCGCCTGTTCACGCTTGGTTTCTGTGATAGCGCGCTGCAACTCGGCAATCGCTTGGTCAACAGCAATCTGCTCCAGCCGCTTCGCACGCAACTCTTCAGCGAGTCTTAGCTGTTCACGCTCGCCGTCTGTCAGCGTTGCCAGGATAGCTTCGCGGTCAGCGTTAGCCTGCGTCAGCTCGCTTCTAATTCGCCGAAGCGTCTCAAGGTATTCCTGCTCCACTCGCAAGCGTTCAACGGCAAATCTGTCACCACTGGCAGCAATCAAAGCTACCTGCAAGTCTTCTATCGCCGCCTGCTCGCGCCGGTAGGACTCTTCGTTTTCACGCGCCAAGCGCAGCCGCGTCGTTTCGCGTTCGGCTTCGATTTCTGCCAGCCGTGTGGTCAGGTCAATAATCCGCGCCTGTGCCTGCGCCTCCTCGTCCAGCAGACGCTTGATTTCACGGTCACGTGCCTTCGCGTCTTTGATCTTCGCCGCCGCCTCGCGGTCAACAATCGCCTGCTGGAGCTTTGCGAATTCGCGCGCGCGTTCCTGCTCTGCCCGGCGTCTTTCGTTTTCAGCTTGCTCTTCTTGCAGTCTAGTCAGATCGCGATAGTACTGCTCTGCTGAAATCCGCCGTCGTTCAAAGTTGTCCCGAAGCGCTGCAGTCGCGGCTTCAATCCGCGCGCGCTCCAGCCGATAGTTCCGCTCAGCCTCAGCCGCGATCAGACGTTCAATCCGAGCCGCCTCTGCACGCCGGGTCTCGATCTGCTTTAGTACTGGGTCTTCCTGTTGGCGCCCGCCACCTTTACCGCTGTCAGGCTTCGGCGCTCTCGGCGTACCAAAAACGCCAGACAGGTCAGGTTTTTGTTCCGTCTTAGTTTCAGTACTTGGCTTCTGTCCACCAAGCTGTGCTTGCTGTGCGCTTGTGGCGCTGCGTAACGCGCTGGCAATTGCCTGTGCCGAAACAGCCACCCGGGCAAAAACCGACGCTAAAGCCCCCACAGAAGCAGTTACGCCGGAAATCGCCGTGGCAATTCGCGCTACGGTGTCCAATACGCTGGCGACTATATTCAGCACGCCCTGAAAAGCACGACGCGCGGTGTCAATCAAGAAAAACCAACCTCGTATCGTTACAGCTACCGCCGACGCCAGCCCGGCAACGATTTCAACCAGCCCTCGCACAGCCTGCAAGGTGTCAATGACCGCCTGCGCCCCGGAGCGCGTGTCATCAAAAGTCAGCCCTTCCAGTATTGCGCGTCCAATATCCGTGATCGCGTCAAAAATCTTCTCGAATTCGCGCCCGATTTGCTCTACCAGCGCTGGGTTCTGCGCTAAGAACTGCCCTAACTGATTGACTTTGGCTAAAACGTAATTCAGCGCGTTCAAAACAGAGCGTGACAAGGCTGCGCCAATTTCGTCGGCAACCTTGGCGATTTGCTCGAACGCCGGAGACAGCTTGACGGCTTCGGCAACGCCAGTCTGGGTGTTGCGCGTTATCGAGATAATTCCATCTTGTACTTGCGCTAACGCCTGCTTCAGCCCGTCAAATAGCCGCCCACTGCCAGCCGTAGCAAACAGCGTCAACGCTTCCTTGGCGTTGCCTAACAACCCGTCAAACGACTTTGCTGCAAGTTGTCCTCCAACGGTAACCGCTTGTAGCTTCTCTTGAATAAAGGCGAAGGCTTGCGCAACGTCGGTCTTCAAAAGCTGCTGTAGCTTTTTCCGGTCTTCCTCAGTGTTGAAAAGCGACAGCCCGACACGCGCATTGCGATCAATCTGTCCCGTCAGGATTGCGCGGATTTCCTGCGGGAGCTGATAGCCGGGCATCCCCAACGCCGCGCCGAGCTGCCCAATCTGAAGCGTCAATTCGCGGATTTGGTCGGGGTTGAATCCGGCGGAAATCCCGCTACCCAGCCCTTCTTGGAACGCTCTGGACAGGTCTTCAAACGAAACACTCGTGTCAATCGCCAGTAGCTTGAGCTTTTGGAGCTGGTCAGCACCGATAGCGCCAGCAAGTCGGAAAGCCTCGCCAACGTCTGCTACGGACTTACGCGCCAGCAGGTTATTCGCAATCAGCGTGCGGATCGAAAGTTCTGTATTTTCCAGTGTCCGGGCAAAGCGTAACCCTTCGCCGTAAAACGCCGCAAAGCCGGAACCGACAGTCTGAAGCGCCCCGGACAACGCGCCAAGAGACTGCGTTACAAGCGAAACCGCTGCGTTGGCGGTCTGGAGCGCGTTGGAAAGCCCTTGAATCCCAGAGAGATTGTCGAGGCGAATTGAACCAAGCGCTTGTGCCGTCTGGCGAAGCGAACGGAGCGACGCCTCTACAGACGCCACGGCGCTCTTAGCCGCTTGCTCGCCTGTGGTTTTTAGTGCGATCAGAAATTGCAAACGGTCGGTCGCCAAGATATTCTCTCCTTACACCCGACAACAAGGTAGCGCGGCTCCGGCTTCCTCAGCCGTTCTCAATCCCGCCAGCAGCCGCGCCGCCTTCTCTCAACCAGCGTTGCGCCGGCTTACTGCCTAACGCAGCCGCCGCGCCAATCTGCACAGCCAGAGCAGTGTCACGCAATTCCTGCAAGCGCAACAGCGCAACTTCCGCGTAGTACCGTTGCGCTTGCTGCAAGGTCAGATTGCCTACTTCTTCGTAAGTAAAGCCGCTACGCACCAGCGTGACAACAAGCCGGTCGAGCGTTATTCGCTCTTTGGCGCTGGCGTTGCTGGCAAAAAACCGCCATCACCCCCGTTGTTCAACTCGGCAATCAGCGGCGCAAGTCTGGCGGCTTCCACCAGCGTTACGTCGGGAAATTCACGCTCGAACTCTTCGGGCGTCATCCATAACGCACCTGCCAGCAGGATATAGAGCTGCGACGGGTCGTCTTCGAGTGCAGCTTGGACCCGCAGCACGCGCGTGGCGTCTTTGAGACGCACGGGACGCAGCGTCACCGTGCGTCCGCATAAAGTTGCCGTCTTGGTTGGGACTTCCATTATTCGACCTCGAGAATATTGAAGTACTCGCCGAAGTTCGTGTAGCCCGTTCCGGTGCTGTAGTTTGGATCACGCAACACCGCGCCCTTTAGCGTAAACATCGTCGGATCGTCATTCAACAGCATCAAAGACTCGGTTGCATTGAAAGCAAACCGGTAAATCGTCACGTTGACGCGCTTCGATTGTGCAGCGACGTTGATGCCGTCAATTTCCAGCCATAACTCCGGCGGAGCGGTGTCGTTGAGGGCAGGGATACGAGTTTGTGCGGCGTAATTGTAGGTGACATCTGGAGTACCGCTAACATTCGTCAGGAAGCGAATTCTCCCCGCCTTGGCATCCTCCAGCACGTAATTTGTGCCAGAAGTTAGTCCGGTAATGGCCAAGTTACTGATGTTGCCGAACCTCGTCCGGTAATATGTCCCAGCGGTTATACCGGCAGGCAGAAGCTCGGTGTTAGCCGCGACAGAGCCTGAAGCAATGTCGAGAAAATTACCCTTGATCGCCAACGCCAAATTCCGCTTGTCATACTCATCGAATTCGAGTGTGGCATTGACTTTCAAGCCGAACTGATAGCGGTTGTCCATGATGCGGAGACCGCTCGTGGACTCCAAATGCTCGATAATGTTGGTTTCGGTCTCAATCGAGCACGAACGCGCGTTACCCAGATACCGGCGCGGCCCCGGCTGTCCGGTTACGGCGTCCCTCACGGCGTAATACACCTTCCCTTGTAGGTGTAGATAGCGGCCCATTTTCATCTACCTCCGAAGGAAAATTGCCGGGTTCCGGCGTAAAAACCTGCCGCCAGCCGGCAGCCAAAAACTGCGGTAACGCGCGCGCGTCAATCGCAGCGTGGACGTTGGTTTCAGGGTCAAAGACTTCGGCTAACTCGCTCACGACACCCTCCAATACAGGCTTAGCGTCAGGTCAATCTGTGCCGTCAGATAGTGGACGCGCGCGCTACCTGTAACAGCCGCGCCAAGCTGGATTTCCGCTTCCAGTGCTTCCACCCGGCGCAAAACGTTCGTTCGCGGGTCGGCGTCGTCCAATCCGAAGCGCGGCGGAAAAAGCAAATGACGGAAAACGTCGTCCAGCCGCCTATGAAACTCAGAATGTGCTTGCACGCCTTTGATGTTTTCCGCATAAACAACTCGATAAACCGCCTCGCCGGTTGTCATCCCGCTGTGATCGCACGTCAGACGCACTCGCAGCCGGTCAATCACCGCCGACCGAACGGCAGACTGGTCAGTAACCGGAGCAAGCACTGGCGCGCCATCGGCGTCTATCGAAAGCGGTAAATACAGGCTCACCTGTGCCGTAGGTACAGCCGTCAAAATCCTATCTTTGATAGCGTTCCGAATGATTTCATCCATCACGGGAGTAAAAGCGCGTTAATCAGACGTCGTCGGACGGCGACCTCAATTCGGTTACGGCTAGCGCGCCAGCCGCGCTCGTAAAAGTTCCGGGCACGGATGCCGCGTCTGCCAATCGCGCGCGCTACCAAGAAGGCATTCAGGTGAAGCAGCCCCTTCAGCACAATCCAGCGCTGAATCGCGGCAACCGGCGGCATCTTGCCCGGACGCCTCCCGCTAATCACAAAGCGCGAGTAGAAAACGTCCGAGCCGACAATCAAGCGGATTTCACTCAAGCGCTGGCGCGTCTGGCGTATCTCAACTCTCGTACGAATCGAGTTGACAAAACGCCCCGAAGCGATTGCGTCAGCCTCGCGCACCTTGTCCTTGACGGCGCGCGTCAAAATCGCGCCAGCGCTACGCCCGATTGCAGGCGCTTCGCGTTTCAGCTTCGCGAACTGAATCGCAATCCGGCGCTCTACCAGCTTGGTCAAAGAACTGCTCACGGCTGCTCTCCAGTCCTACGCACAACCGTGCCCGTCAAAGCCCAAATCCGCTTTGACTGGCTTTGCGGTTCCTGGCGCTGCGTTACTTCGATCTCGATTTCGCCCCACGCCAGACGCTGTGCGCGCGCGATCTGATCGCGCGTCACCTCGTCGCTTTCTGCAATCAACACGCGCCACAAGTCACCAAGTTGCTCGGCGTACCAACCTGTAGCCACTTGAACAATCTCCACCGGCGTGTCGTTTGCGTCATCAATCCGACGCAAGGACAGCGCCACGTCGCCCCAAAACAGTCTCCGCCGGACAGACAGCCCGACGGCGTAAGGTCGTGTTACTTCGATTGCCTTAGCCACGGCGCGCTTCCCCCCACGAGCCGCCCATCAGTGCCGCCGGGTTGTAGCCTAAGCGGATAATCAGCCGACGCCGCACCACGGCGCGATCACGCTCCACGTCGTAATCCAGCCCGTCACCTCCGGTCGGGCGAATTTTCTCTGTGCCAAAGCCCAGCGCGTCCCATTCCTCAATGTCGGCGCGCGTTGCTTGGCGCTGCACCGGCGTCAAGTCGTTCACCGCGTTAGCAATCGAGTCAATCGAGATGAAAAGCCGTCCGCCAGTGACGATTTCCCGCACCTTTTCGAGTTCGAGTTGTGTCAACGGCGCGCTACTCTTGCTTTCGATTGCTTCTAGCGTGGCCATGATGCAGCCGCCAAATTCGGTAAGCCCAGAAAATCACGGACAAGAAGGCGGCTAGCAGAAGCAGCGCGTGCGTCACGAGCTTCAGCCAGCCGTTCATCTCGTCCAGCCAGAGCGCGTCAGCAGCAGCAAACGCTACCCAAGCCAAGAAAAACTTGACGGCGTAGTGTTTGTGCTCTAACGCAATCTGCATAATCAGGACACCTCTTCGAGAACGTACGCCCGGATAGTTCCGGTCGCGCCCGTTCCGGTAGAAAACGCGATCTGCCCGTTAGCGTTGATGAATCGCGCCGACTCCAGCACCACGAAGTAGGTGGTATTGGCTGCGGTTGACAAAATGAAATTCCCCAGCGGGCGGAACGACGGCGGATTGACGCCTTCGATAAAGGTGATGTCTCCAGCAGCCGTTGCGGTAATCTGCAAAAGCAGCCGGTGCCCCTTTTTGATCGCGTTCGACAACGAGATCGTGTGCGACTGTGACGCGGCATACGTCAGCCCCGCGGGGAGCGTTACAGGAGTCGCGCCAACCAAAACAGGATCGAGATTTGCCATCGTCTCACACCCCCTTAGCTGAAGCTGACAAACGCCATCGCAAGCATTTCAGGTCGAACAACCTTGCAGCCGTACAGGTACAGCGACTTGATGGCTTGCCCGAATCGGCGCTCAGGGCGATACACTTCCGTCGCCTGAATCAGCGCCACGAACGAAGTTGCGTCACTGACGCCAGCGATGATGCGGTGGACGTTCGATTGAATCGGCACGTTATTCGAGACAATCACGTCAAACCCGGCAATCGGGCCAACAAGCCCGTTTGCCAACGCCGCCTGCGACTGCTGCGCCGCTGTGAATACGCAGTTCTGGTGAACCAACAGCCGCGTCAGAAATAGCGGAGACACCACCACCCAGCGACCGCTACGTGGTACGTTTGCCTCGTCTAGTTCACCGGCAAGGCGCACCAGCGTCAAATAGCTGTCGTTTGTTGGGCTGGTGTTGATGTTGATTGGAGACGATTGCGAGCCAATACGGTTGGCTGCCGCCACATCCGCAGCCATCTTGCTCGCTACGTACTGGTCAGCTGTATCGGCGAGTTTGTATGCCGCGCTACGGCTAGAGACCTCAATTAGGTCGTACGGCGACGTTGCTCTATCAATGTCGTCAATTGCGAAGTGGACCGCCTTTGCCTGATCGACGACGAGCGTAGTGCTGGCGTCGTTCAGCGCTTCCGGCGCGGCGAGATCAGTATTTCGAGTATAGTCAATGACAGTGGGACTCGAGAGCATCGGGATACGCACGGTGTCCCCGACGCCACGGAGTTGCCCTTCGTACTTCCTATTGACGCAACGCGGGCTGGCGTAAACGAGAGCTTTTTCCAGCTCTTCCTCTAGCGTTGCCGCCCAGACTGTGCCGATAACGTGTGAAAACGCCACGGGCGAGATACCTCCACGAGATTCTTGCGCTCAAGCGTCTCGCAGGGCATCTCGCCCGTTCAGCGCCTTCCGGTTTGATTTCAGATTAGCCGATTACACTTTTTGACGCAATACCTCTCGTACCTCGTCAAGTCGCGCGCGGATTTCATCAGGCGTCATTTTCTCTAGCGCCTCGCGCGTTAGCTTTCCGCCGGACACCAAAGCCCCTTGTGGCGTTCCAGAGCCTGTAACGGGACGCCCGTAGAAGAATGGGAATTCTTTTTGCAGGCGTTTACCAAAGAAGGTAGCCGGGTCGTCCGCCACCGGCGTCCCGTCCGCATCGAGAAAGACAATATCCGCACCTCGCAACTCGTAGCGTCCGTCCAGCAGCTTCAACAAGTTGTTCACGTGCGCTGGCGCAACACCAGCCGCCAGCGCCCACTCCTTCAGCGAATACTGCACGCGCTCGCGTTGCCGGGCAGCTTCGATTTCGTCACGTTCCCGACGTAGCTCTTCCAGTTCCTTGCGCAGCGCTACGATGCGCGGGTCTTCCACTTCGGCTTCAGTCATTGGGCGAAGTTTTCGCTCCAGCGCTTCAAGCTTGCGCCGGGCTTCGCGGTGCGCTTCGCGTTCCTTGCGTAACGCCTCCTTCAGTGGCGTTGGGTCGTCAACCTGCACGGGCAAAACAAACTTGCCGTCACGTTCTTCGTAAAACGGACGCAACGGTTCGGGTACAGCGTCTAACGAATCAACCTCAACAGGCAGTGGTTCCGGCATAAACAACCTCTAGCGATAAATAATCGTGCACTTGCAGCGCGTCCGGCAAACAGATGCGCCAATCGGCGGTATCACGTCAATGGGCAGCCATTTGCCTGCCCACTCTAAGCAGTCCGGGCAGTGTTCAGCAACCCCTAAGACGCGCTTGGCTTCGGTATAGCCTGCTGCTTTGTGTTTGATTCGCTCCAAGTCGGAAAACGTTCCGTAGGCAGCTCCAGCGTAGAGTTCTGCCCGTGCGATAAAACGCCCATCCACGGGCAACCCTTCAGTTTCCCATCGGCGCAGGAATTCGTACTGGCGTCGCACGGCCGCACCAACGCGCCCCAAGTCCGCTGGTGTTAGCTTATCCATTCCGCCAGCGGCAACGGCAGCGTGAAGTAGGTGAACAGCTTTGACGCGCGCCTTCATCGCAATTAGCCACTCGACGCGCGAAATTTCGCCGTCGCGTAATTGACGCGCCAACTCGCGCATTTCTTGTCCCACACCACGGCGCACACGGTCAAGCTCTGCCAGCACCTTCGCGCGCGCCACAAAACGACCGTTGGGCGCGATATAGCGCTGTGCCTTTTCGCTCCAACGAAACGTTAGCTTGACTGCAGTCTTATTCGGCATCGAGTAACCTTGGAATCAGAACAGAATATCTTCTCGCAAGGGCTCGCGCATAAGTGAAGTCTTGCGCTTCAAACGCTATCTCGCCTTCCAGCTCCGTTTGGCTATACGTCCACCTCTTAGGCTTCTTCGGTTTCTTCTTCGGCTTGATTTTCTTCACTACTCCCTCCCCATTGATTGGCAAGACGTTCGAGTACGATAGCCGGCGTGACTCCTGCTGGAAGCGCGCCGGACTGCTCTAGGGCTTCAAGGTAGGTCTCAAGATCAAGGTCTCCAGCACGGCGTGCGGATTCCAGTAGCGGCAAAGCTTGCGTCCAGTCTGTCGTGGCGTCTAGCTCCGTTCCAATCTGCACACTGTCGGCAATGCCGTCGGTTGGGAGTCCAAGCATCGTTAAATGCCACCACAAGCAATTCTCCAGCGTGTCACGGCACGACTGCGCGGCGTCACGGAGCAATGCCGTGCGCATCGTGTGCAGGTGGATTGCTTCCGTTGCTGTGCGGTTTTTCGTATCGCCAATAGCTAGCGATAACGCTTGCATTTCGCGCTCAATTCTGTCTAGCGCGCTGGCGGCAGACCCAATCCCAGCGCCGGAAATCTCAACGTACTCCAGCGACTGCTCCGGCTGGAGTAATGCTACGGCGGACGGCGCAATGCGTAGCGTCTCGCCCTCAGGGATTCCCTTCGCCGTCAGAATTGCCACGCATGCCAGGTGAAGATTGTACTTGTAATCGCTGTACGTCTGATAGTACTCCGCCTCGCGATACGCCAATGGCAAAAACGGCGAGTGCGCCACGAAAGGCGCGTCCGGCGGAGCAGCGTACAGCGGCACAATCGGGATTGACGGCAGCGGCAGCGTGGTTTGAAAGTCCACCACGTAACGCGGCTCGCGCTCGTGCGGTTCCTGCACCTCGCGGTAAACAGTCACCACCACGCCTTGCGATTCCAGCGTGAAAACGCGATACCGCGTCACAACCCGTTGCGTGAATTGCCCGTCCGGTTCGATTGCTGTTTCACGGACAACAGCACGCACCAAAACGAGTTCACCATTGACGCGCTCGTGCCGCCAGTTGATGACGTCGGCGCGATGGCGCAGTACCCAGTACGGTCGCCCACCTTCCGCCGGCGCGTCAATCAGAATAAACGCCACGCCGTCACGCAACGCTGCTGCAAGAGCCTGTGCAATAAACCGGTCGCCATGCGTCCCGGCAAGATCAATATCCTCCCAGTGCGTCAAAAACACTGGCGGCACCTGTTCGGCAAATTGCACGCCGTCACGCACGATCAGCCCTACGGTTTGCTGGATTGTACGGGCAAAAACGCCAGGCAGGACGGCGGTTGTCAACCGAGCGCGCCACGTGTCCTGTGCTTCGAGAGGGAAGCGTGGAAGCAGGAACTCGCCTTCAGCACGCGCCGCGCGCGTCCCGCCCCACAAGGCAGCGCAAGTGCGCAGCTCGTCAAGGTAGGGCGCGAGTAACGGTGATACTGCTGCTGGAGTGTCTTTGTTTGTCACAGCCTATTGACTTCCGCCGTCCTGACGCGAACGCAGGCGGCCATCAGTTCTTGCAACTCGTCCTGCTTGTCAGACAACTCCCGGATTGCCACAACCAGGTCTTCAAGTTTTACTTCAAGCCCAGCTTCGTTCAGGTCTTTTTGGGTAATTTTGTCAAGCAGCCCCAGCGCGCGCTCAGCAAGCAAAACGGCCTGTGCACGTGCGTAAACGTCAACACAAAGCCCGGCTACACGCTGGATTTCGTAGATGTGCGCTTTTTGCGCTTGCGTGAGCATATCAAGCCTCCCACAGTCCAAAGTCAATCATCAGTTGACGCAATGCGTTGACGAGTGTAATCGCTGTCGCTAGGTCAGTCGCTACCGGTGGCGCGGTTGTGCGTGGTATTGGCGTCGCGCCAAGGACGGACACGCGCGGTTGCGTTCCGTCGGAATCCACAGTGAAGCCCACACGCTCGTTTGACGCAGCGTCACACGCTACCACGTCGGTACGTCCACGGCGCGTAGCCGGAACGTTGTCCAGCCAGCGAAAAACCATGCCCCCGGCGTAGCGTTCATTTTGTCCATCCGAAGTCGTTATCTGGTGCAGCAGATAGAACTTTGTCCCAGCAGGACGCGGCGGGCCAAATTCGCTGGAGAGGACAAAGTGCCGGGGAGCGACAGCAACCGCCCGCGCGCCAATAGCAGTTGCGCCGCCGCCGAGGAAGTTTCCAGCACCGGCGGACACACCAAGAACCGTAACTTCTTTATTCCCGCTGCCAGAACCAGAAGCAAACCCCACGACAACGCACTCTCGTCCGTCGTTGTATCCGGCGGAAACAGACGCCCCTACGGCGGTAGATAACGGTCCGGCCCGGGCGGTGCGTCCTATCGCTGTCGCGCCGAAACCCAACGTTTGCGCAATAGCCCCCACTGCTGTCTGTGAGTTTGTGGCTGCGATCGTCTGCCCGACGCCCAGCGAAGTGTTTTCGTTTCCCGACGGTAACGTTGTCCGTCCCAATGCAATCCGGTTGGTTGTCGTGTCAAGCTGGTAGTGGTTCAGCTTGTTCTTGTCTGTTGGGTTCAGCAGCCCGGCGTTTGTGGTATCGGCTTGCGGAATCGTTGCTGGCGTGCCCGTGCTGCTTGTGACCTGCCCGCTGTCAGGCGCAGGAACATAGTCTAAGTCAGTCGCGCCGCCGGACGCTGACAGAACGCCACCGGACAGGGAAAGATTCGCGCCAATCTGGATTTCTTCCGGCGGCCCGGCGGTTGCGCCGCGTCCAAGCAGACGGTTCGGCGTCACGTCTTGGATTTTGTCGTACAGCACCGCGCCGTCCTGAATCTTTGGCGTCGTGACGGCGTTTGCTGCGATTTTTGACGCGGTGACGGCGTTTGATGCGATTTTTGGACCAGTCACCGCTCCGTTGGCAAGGTGCGTCGTGTCAATCGAGTTTTCTACAACAGACGCTTGCGCCTGACCGGGCGTGGTAAAGTCCCACTCGATAGTTGCGCTATCGGCAACAACGCGTTCGGCGGTCAACGTCGGGTCAGCAGTCGCCACAAGATATTGTGCATCAACCGGCGCGCCGCCACCACCGCTGGTAGAGCTGATAACTCCAGTCAGGGGATCAATCGTGACCGTCGTGCCGTCCACTCGCACGTGCCCCAGGACGCCAGACGAGCCAACACCGGCAATCTTCTGCTCATGTGCGTCCAGCAGTATTTGCCAGTTGTTCGGCGGCGTTGCGTTGGAGAGCAGCAACGCTTGCAGCGTGATTGGCGTCGCGCCCGGCGGAACGATAATTGTCCCACGCCAGCCGTCCGGCAACGTGACTTCAATCTCAATATTCGTCGGTAACTGGAGCGTTGCGTCACCATTCGCGTCAGTCGTAACTGTATAAACGCGCGAGGGATACACGTCCGCTGGCGTAGACTGACCCTTTTTGAGGGGACGGAAGGTAACGCGCGCGTTTGTTATTGGTTGGTTTGGAATTTCGGCTAACGAAAGATTAACAGTGCGCACGGCTAATCCCTTTTACGATGACGCCAAATCACTTGGTCAATAACGCGCTCGGCGGTTTGTCCTGGAGTTGTCGGCTTTGCGTTTTCCGGCGGGAAGTGTTCCGGGAAAAGCGAGCGTCCTAACGCCGTAGCGACTGCAGCAACGGTTCCGGCGATCAGCGCCAGCGTCTGATATTGCGGGAACGTTGCGGCAATCAGCGAGCCGATAGTAGCAGCAAGTGCCAAGACTGTGACAAAGCGGTTTGGTGTTTTCACGGCTCACCTCGGCAGGTAACTGAATTCTGTTCGGTATTGAGGTTTTCGAGGTCGCCAGCCCCACACAGCATAGCACACGGCATCAGCGCGGTCGGGAGAGCGTCCTAAGCGTTGCCGCACGGCTTCCTTCGGCTCCAGCAGTATCCTACCGCGCTGGTAGGAATAGCGCAACGCTGCAAGCTCGTCCTTCAGCTTTCGGTCGTCAGGAAGCGCCACGTCACGATAACGCAGGTGTTCAGCCAGAACCCAGTAGGACTCCGCCCGCAGGTTGGCAAACTGCCCGTCACGGATTGCAGCTTCTGCCCCGTTGAAGGCTTCAACGTTGAGTTTTTCCTTGCGCAGAATATCCGTCAGCCCGCCGCCAAGCCCGGCGTCGTCAACCACAATCCGTTGCTGGCGGTAGTGGGACAGGACGAGATCGGCGACTGTCGTGATAGGCGCCTTGCGGATTGTGTGCAGGATTGAGACCGCGCCGTTGCGTGCGACGCCAGCGATTACGGTTTCGTCGTTGCCAAAGCGGGCAACGTCAACACCTATCGAAACAAGCGTGTCAGGCTGACGCGCGTCACCGGACAGCGTCGTTGCGTCAAAGAAGGCATTTTCGTCGCTGTTCCAGTCAACGAATTCCGCGAGATATTCCTGCCGGAAAACGTTTTCGGGAAGCTCGCGCTGACGCTCGGCGATTTCTTCGGCGGGGATAAACGGGTTAGCGGTGGTTGGGGCGGTGAAGGAAGCCCAGTCGGGGTAGTCCGGGTCTTCACCGCGCCGGTAAAGTTCCCAAAAGTAGTTGAGTCCGGCGGGAGTGGAAATAAACCACGCTTCGCCGCGCATATCGGTGAGCGTCGGCGCGATGGCGTGTTCCCAAGCTTCTTTGAGGTGGCGCGCGTAGGCAGCTTCGTCTAAAACCACGCGGGCGTATTTTCTCCCGCGTCCGGCGTCCGGGCGCTCAAGTGTCCAGCCGTCAATCGAGCCACCGTTAATCAGTTCAATACGCATTTCGGCACGGTTAATGCGGCGCGTCAGAGGGCGTAGGGTGCGCTCAATATCGGCCCAAACTTCGAGTAAAAGTTTGTACGTTGGGGCAAAGATAGCGACCGGCCTGCCTTCGGCCGCGCCGCCAGGCGCGAGAGTAAGCCACTCCATCGCGAGCAACGTCTTGCCAAAGCGTCGTCCAGCCGCAATCACCTTGAACCGGTGCCGGTCAGACAGGATAGCGAACTGCGCCTTGTGCAGAAGCAGCTTAGAGCATTTCAGGGTGACTTTGGGCATCCAAGGTATTCAAAGGAAGCGGTGAGACGATTGCAGGCGGAATAACCGCCATAAGTAGAGCCTCTCCCAAGAGGAGATGCACGCCCAATTCTTTTCAAAATCCACTTAGAGGAACGTGACCGGTGAGCGATCATTGCCGGATGACTGGTTGTGCTGATAAACCGCTTCCCTCGACTTAAAAGCCAGTCCCCGACGAATTCCGAAAGACGATTTCCTATTCCTACGCCTTGAAAGTCCGGCAAAACGACTGTTCGATGTTCGCGGTAGCAATTTTTCACCGTAGGGTGTGGGAAAATAAGTATCGCGGTCATTGCCACCATGTGGTCTTCAAAAACTGCAACAAAGAATTTGGCGCTTTTATTGATTTCCGCACTCAGATAGTGATGCGGCCGAAATACTGGCCATATTTCCGCTCCGGCTTCAAAGACATCAAGTTGGATTTCGGGGCGTCGAAGACGCTGCCGACGGAACGAGCCGTCGGCAGTGTCATATACCCAATCCGGTTCAAGCCATTCCGCCACGTCGTAATGGCACGTGACAGCAACGAATTTCTTATTGGTACGCCGGACAAACTTCTGAACGGCGGCGGCGCTAATTTTTGCAACCGTGCGGTCAACGACGGAAGTAAACTCGTCGAACACCAGTGTGTGTGCGGTTTCGAGAATTGCGCGCGCCAGATCAGCGCGAAAACGCTGCCCGTTGCTAAGGCAGTGATAAGGCAGTAACCAGGCAGGCGGACTTGAAAACCCGACGTGGCTGAGGGCTTCGACAATTTGCTGGACGGACAGGGTTTCGCTGAAATCGTCAACAACCGGGCGGTCTGTCCAGTGGTGCCCCTCGAAAAAAGTCGCGCCGGAATCAGCAAACGCGCGGCGGGCAATCGTTGTCTTGCCAGAGCCGGACGGGCCAACTATCAGCCCGATCTGCCAGTCAATCTCCTCAATCGGCAGGTTGACTTCCCACCGGCGGGTTAGTTTTCGTGCTGGCGGCACATCGAACATTCCGACGATTTTTTCGGCACGAAACGTCGGAGTGTAATCGCGCTCGACTATATGGACAAAACGCGGCATTGGTATCCCAACTCTGTCAGGTGGTCGTAGACGGCTTTCTGTTCCTGTTCATCCTTGCAGATGACACTGACCTCGAAAAAATGAAGCAGCTTGGCTTCTTTTGTTTTTTGACGTTCGTGACCATCTTCGTCTTCGTGAAGCAGCTTGTCGAGATCGAAGTCGAGAAAAGACAGGTCTAGCTCGGTCTCCAGAGCCGATAATTCGAGTAGCTCGGACTTGAGAAGCTCCTCGTCCCACGAAGCCATTTCCGCCAAGCGGTTGTCGGCAAGGATATAGGCGCGGCGTTGCGCGTCAGACAGGTGCGACAGGCGGACACACGGGACGGTATCGAGTTCAAGTTTGCGCGCGGCGGCGAGGCGCGCGTGACCGGCGATAACGCCGTTGTTATCGTCAATTAGGATTGGGCTATTGAAGCCAAACTGGCGGATACTTTCGGCGATTGCGTCAATTTGCGCGTCACTGTGCGTGCGCGCGTTACGTTCGTAGGGGCGGAGTTTTTCGACGGGCAGGTACTCAATTCGCAGCGCCATAAACGCCGTAGCTCCGCTCGATAACAATTTCGGTCTTGGCACTGCCATAGGTATCGAGCCCCCAGTTAATGCGCTCGATTTTTTGCAGGTTCATCAGCGTCTCGCTGGCAATTTTTGCCGCCTTCAAGTCTTCAAACGCCAGCAGCTTTTGCTCTCTTGTTTTAGCTTCGCGATGCGCTTTGAGTCCGGCGTAGAGACGTTCACGGACGGCGTTAGTTTCTTCTTGGTGGCGGCGTAAGATTTCGGCAGCGCGGTCAGCGGCGGCTTCAATTGCGGCGGCACGCTTTTGGGCGGCATCGGGCAACTCGTAGAGCTTTTCCTGCGCCTTGCGGCGGACGGTTTCAGCGGCGTCCGACCCGTCGCTCCAGCCTTCGCGCTCGGCGCGTTGCGCAATAGTCGTTTTGCTGACGCCGTACTTAGCGGAGAGGTAGCCCAATGACGCGCCAGCTTCGCGCTCGATTCTAATGTTGGCCCACTGTTCAGGGGTTAGCTTCGGTACACCCATTGACACCCTCCTGTCGAACTGTCAGAGAGGATACCACCAGGTACCGTGCCAAACAAGACAAGACACAAAAAAAGCGCCGCCCCAATGAAGGGAACGGCGCGCGGGTTGGTGAAGACGCGCGTTAGAACACGCGCACCTCTGAGTCAAGCACGATTTCTATTTCAGCCACGTCCTGTGGCTGAATCAGGACGGTGTTCCGCCCCTCATCCCATTCCCAATCTTTGGCGCGGACAAGCACTAACTTAACGCCGTCGCGCGGAGACAGGAATTTCAAGTCGTCTAAGTAAGGGACAGCCCGAATGGGCGTCCCAGTTGGGGTGGAGCCAGAGAAGAAGAAGAACACATCCTCTCCATCGGGGTGAATTTCCTCTGTTTGCAGAGAGTAGTACTCCGAACCACAGGTCCGAACCACAGGAAAACAAAGAATCCACTCTATGTCGTCCGGGTGAACAATAACAGAAGCGTAGGACGCACCTTGGAACACCCAACGCGCTACTCTTGAGACGACAACGGCCTGCGCATAGGTAAACGCCGGCTCGCCAGCATCCTGGAGCTCGTTCAGATGCCAAAATGTACGATACGCCTCAAAAGCGTGCACGTCTTCTTCGGCATAAGGGGTAAAAGTGAAAGCTTGGGTACCTCGGAAAAAGATTTCGCTCATTGCGACTGCTCCTGCGTTTTAGGGCCGCCGCCCGTGATTTGGTTCAAACTTACACCTTCCTAAACGGCGTGTCAAGCAAAAAGTTCCGACTTTTTTTTTAGCAACGTCGGAAAGAGCGTCCCGGCGTCTTTTCGTCTAGGCTAGAAACGCCAGCGAGTTGTCAAAGCGAGCTGTCAAGAAGGGTTCTTGGCAATGCTGGGTGCGTGAGCCCTTAGGAGGCACAACCCTGAATCAGAAGCGGTTTCGTAATGTAATCAACGCCTTTGAGTGATCAACGCCTTTCGGCATCAAAGATTTTTGCACGCGAGACAGTGCTGAACCTGCAACGGATGGAGCGGTGATCAACGCCTTTCGGCATCAAAGATTTTTGCACCCATAAGTTGGGCTACGACACCCACGGGGCTTCCACCGTGATCAACGCCTTTCGGCATCAAAGATTTTATTGCCGGACATCATACCTCAGTTCACGCTTGTTCGCAATTATCGAACGGAAGCAGAGTGCGAGTATCGAAGGGAAGCAGAGTGCGAGTTTATATGTACGAACCTTTCGCGCCGTGGAACAGCCGTGGAACACTCGACCGCAAAAAGCCTTCGAGTTTTCCAGCTTTCCCGGCGGCGGCACGGAGTTTCGGCTCGCTTTTCGGGTCAAGCTTATTGCAGAATACGAAGCAATGCACCCCCCAACATCCCAACACCGGACGGGACGTTGGGCGGGCCGCAGCATGTCAGGCACCGAGAAGCTCGCGTCTTCACGCCCGGTTACAGTTTTCCGCTGTGCCGGGTTATTTTTTAGACCCACGCACTTATCAAGCTTTTGCCTAAAAGAATTTGAGACATAAATCCAAAAGAAAGCCAAAGAAAAAAAAGTTTTATTGCGCAAAAAAAGCAAAAGAAAAACAGGTTTAGTCTCGAGAAAAATCCAAAGTTATTACGGCTTCTAGCAGTCGCCTACAGCGGGGAGTTTTAACTATCAAAGCACTCAGAAAACGCCAGGGGCACAACTGCACAGTCCCACAATCCTGAAAGCGCTAGGAGAGAAGTTTTTGCGCCGCCGGGGAGTCTTTCCAGTCTCGTTCGACCGAACCGCGAACCGGCGTCCGCCAGGGCGAACCGGTTCCCCAGAGAAACCGCTAAAACCGCTTATAAGCCGCCGGAACCCCGTGGCACGTATATCCCTACGAGCGCTTCTCTCAAAATGCGCTATAAGCGGTTTTAGGGGCATTGGCGGGCATCTTAGGTGGACACCAAGGGGGTAAAAGTCTACCCAGCCGACGAACCGGCTGGAAAATTTTGAACTCAGTTTTGGTTTTTTGTTTTTCCAGTAAAAACCGGCAGGGGGGCAAGGGCGGGCGAACCGAACTCGCCCGGCTCGCTAGCGAACTGGCGGGGTAGCCCTTAAGGGGCTATACCCCCCGCTGAGTTCGCGTCGCGCGCCTTGCCCCCCTGCCGGTTCGGTAAAGATTTTTTCATTGATTTTTGATGTTTTTCCAGTCTGATAACGTGAAAAATGGGTGGTTTTTCTAGCTACCTGGCGTATTTTTCCAGCTTTCCGGCTGGCGTCCCGGGAGCGGTTTTTCGCGCCGGTGCGGATTTTTGCGCGTAACCTATTGACCTGACTGGGTTTAGCTGGGAATTGCCAGTGAGCGAACTGACAATTGAGTTCGCGCCAGTTCGCCCAGTTCGCCCAATATCCATGCGGGTTTCGCGAATTTGGCGTTTTGGGGCTGAAAAGCCGTTCTGAGGGCGGTTCGCGGGGTAGTTCTGTCGTCCTGGCGGGGTGCCGGCTGGCGTGGCTGGAAAAACAAACGCCGGGAGGGTGTCCCGGCGCGGCGTGTGGGCTAGAACGGTAGCTCGTCAACCCACCACTCGCAAGCGTCTTGGCGGGCGGCGAAATCCGGCGGCGGGTAGTCCTGATAGTGTTGGCAAAAGCCGTTTTGGTCGTAGCACCAGCAGGTGTGACAGCACTTGGGTATCGGCGGGTTTTGACCTGTATGTGGGGCGCGGATAATCTCGCGCCATTCGCGAACGAAATCGGGTTCTGGCGGTCTCATAACAGCCTCCATTTAGCGGAAATAATCCGAAAGAATTTGCCGTCTCTAATGAAAGAAATTTCAGACGGTGCAGGCTTTTGATTGAGAATGTTTGTAAGCTTTTGGAGCTTTTCCTGTTCGTCTCCCTGAAGCTGGGGAAGTGGTTCACCCAGCAGGGCTTCGAGGTCGGCTTGGGCACGGCGTCCGGGGAAGCCCGGATAAAAGAGCGTGAGATACTGAGTGATAACCAGTCTTGGAGACGTAGTGTGATACTCGCACAGTAGCAGCCAGCGCCCGCTGTAGGGACTGTAGTGCGGCATCCAATGCCAGCGCGTGATGGCGTGAGTTTCTACGGCGCCGCCCATAATATCGGCGTCACGTAACCATAGGTTGACCGTGCGCTCGGCTGGTGGAAATTCGTAGCCGCACGCTGGGCATTCCTTGACTTTGGCGTGGACGATTTCCCGGCACTGTGGGCACTTCTTGACTGGCGCGCGTCCGCTTCCGTTGCCGTTCTTTTCTGGCGGCTCGACGGCTGTGATTGGACCATGCCGCTCAACGACGCCGGCAAAATCCAGCACTAGACAGTGGTCGGTGTGGGATTTCGGGCGCAATCCGCGTCCTGCCATCTGGACGTACAGCCCTGGCGATTCGGTCGGGCGAAGCATTGCTATCAGGTCAACGTCCGGGTGGTCGAACCCGGTTGTCAGTACGTTGGCGTTGGTCAGTGCTCGAATTCTGCCTGCCTTGAACGCGCCAATCAGTCGTTCGCGCTCTGTTTTTGGGGTCTCGCCGGTGATGCACGCGGCTTCAATGCCGCGCTGTCGGAGTTCTTCAGCGATATGTTCGGCGTGTTCGACGCCAGCGCAGAACACAAGCCACGAGCGGCGGTTGCCGGCGCGGGCGATAATTTCGTCCACAACCGACCGGTTCAACTCGTCTTTGTCAACCGCCGCCTGGAGTTCGCTTTCAACGTAATCGCCATTGCGTTTGGCGACGTTAGACACGTCGTAAGTTGTGTCCGTGGCCTTACTTTGTAATGGCGCAAGATACCCTTTGGCGATAAGCTCTGTCAGAGACGCTGGCTTGATAAGGGGCTTGGAAAAGATTGCCGGTGGATCGGTAATCATCCCGTGCCCCAACCGGAACGGCGTGGCGGTCAGTCCGACGACGCGAAGGCGGGGGTTGATTCGCGTCAATGCGTCAAGGAACGTCCTGTACATTCCGGTATCTTTGTGCGACACCAGGTGCGCCTCGTCAATGATAACGAGATCAACGTGTCCCACGTCTTCGGCGCGTCGCCAGATTGACTGGATTCCGGCATAGGTGATGGGGTAACCGAGTTGTTTTCGCCCTACGCTGGCGCTGTACACGCCGACTGGCGCGTTTGGCCAGTGAAGCAGAAGCTTCTCTAAGTTCTGCTCTATCAACTCTTTGGCGTGGGTGAGCATCAGGATTCTGGTCTCAGGCCATTGTGTCAGGGCGTCTTTGCACAATGCGGCAACGACGTGGCTTTTGCCTGCGCCCGTCGGCAGGACGATGCAAGGGTTGCCTTCGTAGCGTGTAAACCAGTCGTAAAGCTGATCAAGTGCTCTTTGTTGGTAATCTCGAAGCTGCATTGCGTTTTACCTCCAAGTCTGATCAGTGAATTCGCGCAAAGGCACGTGGCATTCGCATCCTTGGTGTTGTTGCTGTACAGAAAGTTCTTGCGGGGCGACTGGTTCGTATTGGCATTCCCACGGAGTAGCATTCAGGCCTGCGGGCTTTGGCGCGCCGTAAGCGCATGTCCGACAGTTTCGCGCCGTCACGACGGACTGCTCGTGACAGAAGGAATACGCCGGACACCCCTTGCATTCCCACCACGTTGGGTCACGTGAAATCGGCGGTGGAAGCCGGGTTTCCATCGTCAATCGATCAAGCTTATTGAGAATGGACTGAGCGCGTTCGGCGTCAAACTGCACGATTTCGGTGTAAAGGCGGTCGTCGTCTTTGCAGACCGCAAAATACAAGGCTTGTGGGATTTGCAGCCCAAGCATATAGAGCTGTATCTGTACCCAGTGGTCGTAGCGAGCTTCTTTGACGCCTTTTCGCGTCAATTGCGTAAAGGCGTTGGAACTGAACGTTTTGATTTCCAGCACGAATTGTTCGTCTTCGTGGTCGGGCAAGCCGCTGGTGATAATTCCGTCCACATGTCCTCTGATATGCGGCGTCAATACGACTTCTTTTTGGCAGTCTGTAATGACGCAACCGATGGCTCGCAGATCTTCCAAGACTAAACGCTCCTCTTCACGCCCCCGGCGGAACATTCTAAGCGTGCGTCCCGACGGGCGGTCTTGAACAGCCCAACGAAACATTAGCCAGATGCGACGTTCGCAACGGTATCCGGCAGATGAACAGCCTAAATATGGACGTGACTGCTCACTGGCGTTGTGTTTTTCGTGATACTGGTCTATTAGTTGCTCTAAGTTGGACATTGCGTCATATCTCCTTCAATGCTTGATAGAAACGGCTTCGAGATTGATTTTCTCGAAGCCGTTTATTAGAAAAAGAGAGAAGATTGTCACGACTTCACGCCCATGGCGGACGTGCGAACGGGCGTGGCTGCGGTTGAGCTGCTATTTGCGCTGATGCTGGCGGCTGGGATACTGGCGGTTGGGGGGAAAAGACGGTGGGCGGTAACGCTTGAGACTGTGCGCTCGCTGGCTTCCATCCTCTCACGTCATTACTTTGCCCGTATTGCGAGTCGTCTCTAACCGCGACTCGCACCTGAAGCGTCGCGCCCACAAGCTGGTCGGTGTCCGAAAGCTGCGTAAGTCCAGCCGCGCCCATCAGCTCTTTCAGTTGCGCACGGCCGATTCTCGTAGCCGTCTCGCTGGCGTTGCGCAGCGTGACGTTGCCGTACACGCTACGCCCCTGGTGCGTTGGCCCTAGTATGGTGTATCGAATCGAAAGATACTGTCCGTCGCCACGCTTGCTGGTTTTGACTTCGGCTTCCGCAATGGTGGCCGTGTACCAGCCTGCTGGCACGACGGCAAGCTCGTTGTCAGGTAGTTCGTCAAAACGAATGATTTCGTCGAGTTTCATTGTCCGTCTCCTTTCTCAAGTTCAAGTTCAAGGGAAAATGTTGCCCGCCCTGGCTTGGTGGTGATTGCCGGGGCAAATACTTGTGTCACGTATTCGGGCGCTTTTTTCCACGCCCGGACTTCAAGCTCTGGCTTCCAGCGAAAAATGCGCTCAAGCCAGTCTTCTAGGTGATTCTTGGTAGCAAGTTGACGCGCTAGCGTTCCGTCAACCTTGTGATCAAGACGTGCCGTGATAACCACGCGCCCACCGTCAAACGGTAGCGCTATGTTTCCTTCTCGGCTCTCGTCAAAGTTGATAAGAGCCTTGATTCCGTCTTCAATGCCTCGCCGGCGGCGCGTGGCTTCTTGTTCGAGTTGCTTAGCAACGCGCCATTCGACCAGCATAGTTTCTAGAAGAGAGTCATAGGGTTTTGTGTTCATTTGCTTCCTCCCGTGATCTTATTGATGATTACCCCCAAGTCTGGGGCTTCCCAAAAGTCCAACTTTCCCGATCGGTCCTTAGCAACCCATAACCCGTCGGGCTGGCAAAGCAGCGCGCGGTGCGGCGTGCCTTCGGCGTCTCTCTCAACTCGCAGTGCCAGCACCTCGTCAAAAAAGTAGGGCAATGATTGCCCGGTCTTCTGCCCCGGCATTGATGGGGAGTATAGTATCCGCCCCATTTCGTCTTGCGCCTTTTCGAGTTTCGCCGAAGCATAGACGTGACGCCCCGGCAAGTCCCTGAAGGCTCTGATCAGGTCATACATAGCGTCCTGCATCGCCATATAGGCTTGGCGCGCATCTTTAGTGTTGCGCTTCTCGGCGGCAAGAACGACTTCGGCAACCTCGCTGAGCGAGTCAATCGCCACGCTCTTGTATTCCCGCGCGTCGTGGCTGTCTCTGAGAAAGCGGTACGCTTCCCGCAGGTCTTCCATCGTGGCGATTTCGATATAAGGCAGATCATGCTCTCTGATTGAAAGCAGGCCGCCTTCCGCCGATAAAACAATCGGCGCGGGTAACGTCGGAATCAGCGACGTTTTCCCCGCGCCAGCCTGCCCATAAACAAGTACCTTTACTCCGCTCTCCTGCGAAAGAGAGCGCGTGCTCTTGATTGTGACCATTGTGGTCTCTCCTTTCCTGATTGTTTTTGCGCTGTCGGCTTGTCAAGCTCAATGCGCGCGTGTACTATAGTCACACAATCGTATGGTGTCAACACCTAATCGCAGAAAAGTTACAGTGGAGTGGAAATGAACGACGCGCTTTCCCTTGACGTTATCCGTGCCTGCCTCCAGGACAG